CATTTCTCTGCTGCTATTTTAGCACAAAGAGTTTTATGATATTCAAACTTGAATAGAGTACCTTCTGGTTTTGGGTCGATCTCAAGAAACTTTGCTTCTGGATTATTGGATCTAACCGCTGCTTTTAACGCTGACTTAGGTACCTTTCTCCACTTGTCCTTAAACTCATCGTTCCTGTATTTACTTCTTACCCATGATGTAGACTTTTCAAATCTAACATTAGTTGAACCAGACGAAGAGAATAAACCTTTATCATTATTAATAACATAACCACCCGCACTGTTACCCTGTCTTTTACCAGGATAATATGTGAATGTTGCTACAACATTAGATGTTAAAACCTTTGGTCTTTGACTTAAGAATTCTGGCGGGTCGTGTTCAAAATCATAAGCAACTTGAATCTTGTATCGATTGATAGGACAGAAGTCTGGTGTAATATCCACACCATCTGAATTCTGTAGAGTTGGAAATTCAATCGGGTTAACAGCATCTCTTTTAATTCTCTGCTCTAACGTGGAGTTATTACCAGTTTGATTTAAGTCACTCTCTACTTTAGGATGCGCTGCCATGATAGCATCTTTCACATATTTAGATACATTATCTGCTAATAGCTTGTAGTCATAGCCTGCATCTTCAATATCACTTCTAGCTTTAGAGTTAATGTTTTTATATTGAGTAGAACTAACACTCGAAGATGAACCATAGTTCTCTTTACCTAAATGACATGCCCATGTAAAGTAATTCCACCTCTCTTCAACACTATCCATAAATTCATAGCCCATTAGAATTCTAGTAGCAAAGATAACTTCTAGTTCTTCTTGAGACTCTTCGCCAGTTAAACAAGGAAAATGATAGAACTTAAATTTATGTAAATTATACTCTTGTCTTTTCTCTTTAGTAAACTTCTCGAATGCCTCGTCGTTCTTTTTCTTTAACTCTTCTAAATCAGGTCCAGCAGTCTCTTCTTCAGTCGGACAGAAATCTGCATAGGCAGGATGAGACTCTTTACCCATCTCAATTAGATTACCATCTTCATCAAACTGATCTTGTAGAGGTATATCACCTTCCATTAATAATCTTTCAAAAGCCCAACCATAACCATCTTTTAGTATTTGTTCTGCTGCTCCATTATTGACATGAAATTCTGCAACATGAGTTTGTGCATTATTCTTTACAGCTTCAATATATCTCTCTGCAACTCTAACACCAAAATCATATCTACCAGACTTAGGTGCAGTATTATTTGCATTTATCATAGTAGCAGGATTAGTCTTAAGTGCAGCGTTAGCAGGATTACCTACATCTGTAATTCCACCAGATAGAATAGACTTTTGACCAGATACCGTTTCACCTAATTGATTATTAGCACCTACTGCAGGCACTGGCATACCAATCATGGTACCTGCTCCACCTGGTTTCTTAAACTGCTGGCTTGTAATATCGTCTGCCAGATCAGGAATGAATTTAGGCCAAAGTGCAGGCATGGTTATTTGTTTCTTTGTTGGTAGTTAATATGTGTGCTAGATAATTTACCCACTGTTGTAGGAGTTGGTGGCATTGGAGGACCAGTCGGACCAACACCTGTTGGATGAATATGTGCTTGATAATCATCTAAGAGAGCTTGTAGCCAATCTTGTAGAGACTGACCTCTTACTGCTGGTTCAGTTTCATCTGCACCAGGTTCACCAGTATTAGATACAAAAATATCACCACAGTCTAAGAATACCTTCTCACCAGTTGAAATCTTAATGAAACCCTCTTCGTCTATTTGAAGCATAGGTCTTTCTTTTTTACCTTCACCTCTTGTAATTACTAGTCCGTCTTCTGGTGAATGATAAATTCTTAAATTACGTTCTGCGTCATATACTAAAGAGATAACATCATGTGGTTTATCAGATGCTTCTAGAATATCTGTCTTTAGGTCATCATTCTGATCTACTTGGAACCAGTATTCTGGATGATATATGTTACCATTGTCAAATCTAACTGCAACAATATCACCAATTCTAGGTACTGCATGAGCACCAACCTGATCTCTGTTCATAGGGGTTGCCCATGGAATCTGGTCATCTGGTAATTTATCAAATTTGCCGAATACTTTTACGCGGACTCTACCTTGAAGAAGTGGGTCCTCATTGATAACCACTTCACCTAACCAATGAGTCTCTCGTAAATTATCTCTGTAAAGTTCATCGTTATTCATGTGCGTTTTCGTTTAATGGCCCATCAGTATCAGGGGCAGTTTGACCATGTATATTTTCTGTACCTAATTGGGTTTCAGCTCCAGGTAAATCATCATGGACTTTGTCGAGGTTACCACCGTCTGGAGTAGAGTCTACACCTACACCTCCAACGTTACCTAGACCAAAGCCATCTGGTGCAGAAGCACCTTTACCTACTAAGTCTCCAACTAGGTTTCCAATTGCATTTAAGCTACCTGTTTTAATCGCAGTATCGATATTGTTTATTGTACCTCCTAAGCCGTGTACATTACCCAATAATAAACCACCTATTAAATCATCTTCTACTCTGTCTAATATATTATTAACTAGACCTGGTTGATCTGGATTAGCGAATGAATTAGCAATACTTTCTTTTTGAGCTTGAACAGCATCTTTAAACTTACTTAAAGCACCTTCAACTTTACCGATTGTTCTACCTCTAAGTGCATCTAAGTATTTGTCTTTAGTACTTAGACCAGCACCGTCTTTTAGGTTACCCTCTTCAGCAGCTTCTTCAAGCGGTGTTTTATTCTTACTACTATCTGCAGTCTCTTTAAATAGATTAGCACCTAGCTTTTGGTCTATTTGTCTACATGTACCCCAATTAATTTTAATTGTAGGTCTCTTAAGTTCTGGGTTTTTGGATAAATCTGCAAAATAATCTGCAATAGAATTCATATCGAATTCACAGTGTGTAAATCTTAATCTAATAAAAGGAGTTACATCTGCAGAATTAAAATCTTTATTTGTTAGTTGTGTGTCAAAAACAGTTACTTTTTCAGCAGATTCATTAGCTTGATTTTCCGTACCTGATAATTGTGACTCACCATCAAAAAGACCTAAGTTTCTAGCATTAGTATCTTTTTGAAATACTCTAACTTCAGATATGATAACGTCCATTGAGAATTCTCTTAAGTTCTTTGGAACTACTTCTACATATCTCTCGAAATCAAAACAAGATCTTTTATATAAGTCCATTAGACCAATTGCTGTTAACTCAACATTCTCTTCTAGACAACCTATTTCTATCACAGCATCTTCAGCACCTCTATAAGGTTCTAACATATTATAGTTCAAACACTTTTCAATACCTTTTAGGTCTGACCAAAACCATGGCATCTCTTGATTGACTCTCCTTAAAACTCTAACAAAGTTCTTTAGGTTATCTGCATATTTAGCACCTACATCATCTCTAACAACATTTCTCAGATACCTCTCTGCCGTACCATCGAGTAGGGGAGAGTGGCCCACGTCACCATGGTCATTGTAATGAAAAAGAAACATAAAACTTAAATACGTTGGATCTTCATCAATCCTACGTAGTCTCATGCCTTTTCGAAACTCATTCCTACTTTTAAAATCTAAGTCTGCCATAGATTATCTATCTCAATTTTTTACGTTAGGTTTCTAGAACGACTTGGCCATTCTCTTCTCATTAACGTTACTATAGTTTTTATACCCTCGTCTATGTCATATTCATAGTCGATATTCTCTACAACATAGAAACCTGATAGAAATTTATCCATCATTTGAGTTACTTCGTTCGGGTCTACTTCTGGTTTACCAGCCTTCATTGGTCTTTCAGTTAGACCAGCTTCTTCTCTAAAATGATCTGCCATTTGTTCAGCTTCAATCATCTCACCATTATAGTGATACATTAATACTGGTACTTTACAGAACTTGTAGATTGCTGAGTTAAAACCAGAACATATAACCTTTAGTTTCATCTTGTTAACCTCAGCTTCATTCTGTGCTCTGTGTAATTTTGTAAAAGCAGCATTAGCATGAGTATTACCTAGACCATCATCTCCAGCATTCTGTCTACCCATGTATTTGTATTTAACTTGATCTTTGTATCTCTCGTCTTTTCTATTACCTCTTAACGGCTCTTCTAATTCAGTTAACTCTTCAGTGGCTAGAGGTTCAATTGTAAACTCTTGAAATCTCTCACCTTTATCTGAGTTATTATCATATATTTGTACATTTCTACTCTGGCCATTTGTCAAACTAATTTTACTAGAGTTGTTTATTAGTGAATGACTCATAACGTGACAGCTTAAACCTCTTAGCTCGCTGTGGTTAGTTAACATTAGAGGTACTTCTATATTATCTGAATCTGTTGTATCTTCAGCTTGCCTCTTTACAGCTTCAGATTTTGCAAAAGCAGTTAGAGCTTTAGTAACTTCATCTAATTTTGGATTAGGAGAATTAAGTATCTTATTGACATCTACATAATTAAGATAATAGTATTGGTCAATACAGTATTTAGCAAAACCATCATCGGATATGTAACTGTCGTCTACAATAGACTTGATAAAATCATTATAGGTCTCAAAGGCTTGTATTCTAGATTGAGCGTCATTAGTTGAATCTATATTAGTAGCCAAACCTATTTCTAAATCTCTAGCAACTTTTTCTAAATGAGCTAAAGAAGTATCAGAGTCATATACTTGACAATCTTCTTTAAACATCCTTGGAATCTTACAAATACCTTCTAGACTAATCGTACCATCTGTAGTATCATTAGAAACTTCAGTAATATCGAAGTCCATGTGAACTGACTTAAAAGTCTCTTGATGTTTTGAATTAAGTAATATAGTAAAGAAGTCTCCGTCTCTAGGCATTGAGTCTACTTCGAATGAAGCATCTTGAAACTCAACTACACATCTAGGTAATACGGCACTTAATTCAAGGTCGAAAGAAATCAACTTGTTGATATTAATCTGTACACCGTTACATAGAATGAATGGTTCAAACGCACCAATCTCTTTGGTTTGTTTGTCAACATTGTCACCACTGTCTTCTCCTAGAGCCTGCATCTTAATCTCGGTTGGAAGTATCGCCGGCTCTACAACCGCTAATATATGATTGTCTATTGTCATTTCTTAATCTTAATTACTTACAAGGTGCACCGTCGTTAGATACTCCAGTAGCGTCATTAGTACTTTGAGGTGCATCACCAGAACCTGCATTGGTTGCAGTTTCTGTAGCGCTTAGACCAGAGCCAGCTCCTGAATCAGAACTAGTCTTACCTGCACCTACACCAGATGCTAATAGTTTATCTAATTGAGTTTCAGTTAATTCACCTCTTCCTCCACCAGTACCTACTGGAGAATCTGGTACAACTGGAGTTAATGGTTCTGCAGTTACATCTACAAAATCATCCATCACCTCTTGTACGACTGGATCGTTAACTTCAGCATTCTGGGCCTGTGCACCAAAAGTAACCAGACCTTTGTCAAATTTATAGTTCTTTTTTCCTAGAGGTATTACGTTAGGTGGTAGTAATACATCTTTGTTATATTTCTTCTTAAGAGCATCTAGTCTTCTATCATCTTTCTTAGGTAATCTCTTGTCCTGTAAGAATTGATTCTTGATAGGATTATCCTCTTGCATACCTTCAGGTCTCTCTAACTTATGAAACGCAATACCAGAACTAGGTATGTCTAGTACATCACCTTCTTGTAGACTAAAAGGATCTGATATACCGTTAAACTTTAAGATAATATCAGTTTTAGTATGGTCGTTATAGTATTCTAATGCAATCAGATCTGGTCTAAGTACATCGTCTTCTCTAACTATATGTTGAATCACACCGGTCTGCTCTTCCTTATTGGTGAATACCATAGTAGGCTGAGTTAAATGCTGCTTAATAGCATCTGCGGTCTTATTTAATAGTGTTCTAAAATTCATATTATCCTGCCGAGTAGTCAGAGTTACGTAGTGCTCTATCACCAGTTAACCTTGCGCGATCTTTATTTCCGTATTGTGATATATCTAATACATCATCTAGAGATTTACCTTCAACTTCTGGTTGTAAGTAGAATCTACCTCTACCAGCGTTAAACATAGACTCAATCTCTGATTTATCTCTAGGTCTACCTGGTTCTAATTCCACTGTCATTTTTAATTTACTAGGAAAGCCCTCGTAACCGATTGGACCTTCAAACTTAAATGCTGCATTTATCAAACATAGGTTACCACATACTAACATTGGGTTCATTGGATTACCTACTGTTAGGTGCCATTGTCCTGTTGGGTCACCGGTTAAGAATGCTTGAATAACATCACCACCAGCTGGTGAGCCCATTAATTTCATTAAGTTACCACCGATTAAGTTATCTAAGATCTTAGAGTCACCAAGTGCATTTACACCTTTACCATTTACTAGACCTGTTACTGCTTTACCAATATCGTTGAAACCAGCTGTAACCGAAGATTTTAATTGTGTAGCAACCGAACCTAGATAACCAGCATAGTCACCGTTCTTTAATTTATCAAAGTCTCCAAATGGTTTACCAGTAGAACCAGTACCTTTGTATCTAGTAGCACCTCCCCAGAATGGAGCATTGTTATATGTAATCGCTAGTAGATTCGACAGTACGTCCATGAATACTACTTTTGGCGATGTATTATCAAAACCTCTTAAATCATAGCAGAAGTTTAGAGTAAATTTATTATCAAACTTAAGTCCTTTCTCATCTCTTGCTTTTACCTGCTTAATTGCATTGTATGGTCCATATACAAAGTTAGGGTATGTCTCACCTAGTGGATCGAAACCATGTCCCTTTGTACTAATTCTATCAGCTTGTGCTGCAGAGTAACCATTAACACCGGCTTCTACTGCTTTTGCTGCTGGAGAGCTTTCAATTAATGCACCTAATGTACCTCTTCTTCTCTCTGTACCTGCTGTTGAAGCCTCTTGTACTTTAGACTCAATATCTTGCCATCCAAAACCAGTACCGAAAGATAAAATTTCTGTTAGGTTATTTTCTAATGCAGGAGATAACCATGTAATAGCTCTAGCTAAATCAGGTTCGGATCTATCAAATTCTTTACCTTTATCATCAACACCTTTAGTGTTCATAATATCATCACCTACTGGAAATGCGAATCTTCTTAAAGTAATAAGATATTCATTTGATATTTGACCATAATACTCTGCTTGAATAAAATCTCTATATGAATATGCAAAACCTAAACCACCATTATTATTAGAATACTCTACAATACGTTTAGCAGTTGGGTTTAAGATATTGTCTTTGTTGTTTTGAATTACAGTCTTATTATAGTCTTTGTATTTAGGATTACTATATGCCGTACCACCAGCATAGTTTCTATAATTAAGTAATACCCATGGATTAGCCTTTGACCTAACTGAATCTACACCTGGAATCTTTTCTTCATCAACTTCATAAGATCTAGATTTAAGAGCTGAGTTACCATAAATACCATCTGGTTCTTTACTATCTGTACCTGATGGATCTTCAAATACAGTACCAGTATTTCCTATTGTAACAACCTGTTTTGGCTCTTCTTGGTCTGCACCTAGAGCAGCATTATCAGAATTATTCTGTGCAGATTGATTATCTGAAGCAGGAACTACAGCATTACCATTCTCATCTAAAGGTACACTACTAACTGTCTTGTCGCCTGTTTCTGCGTCTGTGTATATAAATTTAGGTGGAGCACCACTTAAAACACCGTCTAAACCTAATCCCATGTAAAAGCCTATTTGTTTTTATTATATATCTGACTATATATCAGGATATTATGTTTTAGACCCACTCACCGCGGTCTAATTCATCATGATTAGGTCGATATAGAATAGTATCTGCCCAATCTTTGTCCTTAGGGTATCTATCTCCTAAAAACTTTTGAAGTGCTTTAATATACTCACCTTTGCTATGAAAATTGTATTGACCTGTATATACAGACCTATTTGTGAGCTCGTAGACTTGTTTTAAGGCTACTTCTGTTTGAAAATCTTGTATCTTATTGAATAGTTCTACCTGCTCTCCTCTGGTCTTTACACAAAATACAGAGTCAACAGTAATAAGATATTGCTTCCATTTCTCGCCATCAAAAACTTTATCTTCTAAATTTTTGACAGTTTTATATTCTTGTCTTTTTAAATTGATACGAGTTTCTTTACCATCAAAGTCTCTGATAAACCTACCACCAAATAAGTATGCTTTTAAAAAGACTATATTGTCATAGAACTTTTTTATACGTATTTGATACCTAGGGTTTACATCATCAAACTTGACGTCGTAAATTAGGGCTCGAACTGGAATAAGTACGTTAGGGTTTTGTGTAGTTGATATTAAAGCTTGTACATATTCACCTTTAGTAAATACTTTATGTTTAATCATGGTCTATAAATCTAACATTATCAAATTTACTGAGCACTCCTCTTTTAGGATAGTCACATCTGTTGATAATAATTAAATCTAGATTAAATGGATCTCCAGTCAGATCTGCGATAAATTGTTTAAAGTTTAGTACGGCAGGGCCATCTAAGTTTTTAAACATGTAAAGCAATTTAGCTTCTCCTTCTCTATCAGTAATTAGCTTTTGTATTAGCTTTCTAATATAAAGAGAAACAATAACATCTGATGGTTCCTTGCTATAAGGGTCACTCTTGACCAATCTATTTACAATATCAAAATAGGATATAGTCAAATCATAATCACCAGACTTAGCTAATTTCTCAAACTCAGTCCTTGTTTTACACCAAACACCTTCTATTTGTAGTGTCATTTCTTGTTCTTAGACCTCAGCAGTTTTAATTCTTTTTCTAATTGTGAGATCCTGTTTTTAATTTCTGCTTCATTAGGAACATACTGCGTTCCCCACTCAGATTTAATTACGATTTTATCTTTATCTAAATCAGAGCCCGTTGATAGACCTAAGTCTAAAACAAGGTCTTTTAAAAATTTAATCTGATTAGCTCTACCAGCAATACCTTCAAATTCATATACAATTCTGGAAGTATATTCTTCACCTCCACCATTGACGTTATCGTCAATTAAAAATTTGACAACACCGTTGTCAGCTGGTTCTATTGAAATCGTAATCATTCTGTTTTACTTTTTTCTAGCCTGAAAAGAAGCATTCACTTCTTTATATAAGGCTTTAGCTTTCTTTCTGTCAGCTCTATAAGTTTCTCTATCTTTTACAATACCTAAAGCCCAAGCCTCTTCTAATTTATCTTGCTCTTCTTTATTGTAACCGATAGCAGTCCAACTCTCTTTTAGAGAAACCAACTTTGCTTCTAACATCTCATGATTTCTTTTTTCAATAATATCCAGATGTTGTTGATGCAATTTTCTACCGTTCTCTATATTCTGTCTTCTTAATTCTGCTCTATCCTTAAAGCTCAAAGATTTAATATACTTTAAAGCACCTTGTTGCTTTAGGTAAAATCTTCTCTGTCTTCTAGTAAGTAATATCGGGCCCGGTGTTTGCGGAGCTTCCTGTGTCTTTTCTATTGACACGCTTTTTTGTTGTTCTGCCATTGTAGTAATCGTTAATAAATTCTTTTGCCTGAGGCTTTAATTGTTCTTGTAAGTTATCTATCTGGCTCAGTACCAGCTCTAATATATGGTCATTTAACTCTTCTTCTGTAATATCCATCTGATCTTTAAATAATGAATAAACTTCAGCAGAAGGTAAATTTAATTCAATAGGCATTGTTAGAGTATTCTTAGCGCTAATCTTTCTTAGCATCTCTAACATCACGTTAACTGTTCCAGTTTCTACTGGATCTGGATCTCTCTGTGGTTCTTTAATCTCTGAGAGTCCTTTCGACTCTTCAACAACTACGAATGGTTGTGCGAGAGCTGCTGCTTGTTTGTCATTCATAGCCTCCATTAAAAACTCACTCATCAAACTAGTATTAATTCTAGTACCATCTGTAAATATAGTAAAGTCACCTTCAGTAGTATCTACAGTTACAATGTCTCCAGCACGTTCGGTCTTTGACCAAACATACATTTTAGGTTTTGTTTGTTCGATAGTTTCTTGCTCTTGTGTCATATTATTGTTTTTAAAACTAGACTTCATCAAAGTCAAACTCAATTTGACCAGTCTTTCTATAATTATACTCACGATTTAGAAAAAGTTTAATAAAGTCATGTGATTCGGGTGGACCGCAGATAGCATCTCTCCTTTCAAAGAGATCTTTCCAATAAGCTGTGAAGTCATCTTTGCCCCATTGTGCTAGTTGTTCTTTTAATCTGTCTAGGTCTGGTAAGTTTAATTTATTGAATCCCATGTTTTAGTTTTTAGTGTTAAAGAAAAAGGTTTGAAATAGTCTACCATCATTAATATCTCTGCCGAAATAATCTAAAGAGGCATGAAATAAATCACCATGGTATAATACTAACCTGTTGTATACATTACCTACTCGGTCTACCATTTCCCATTTAGTAATGTCTTGGCAATCTAGATAAACTCTATCTAGAAGCTCTTGATTTATTGTACCATCTGTTAAACGTGGTGTTCTGATTAAACCAGTCGCTTTGTGTTTAAAGATAGCCGTACCACCAGATAGAGGTGCGTTAGGAGTTCCATACCATACACCTGCCCAGTTATTCCAGCCATCAGCATGGATCCAAGTTCTATCTGCTGCAGTTGTATATTGAAATGCTCCACAATAACTATCTTCATTTTCAGGAAATTCAGGCTCTCCATGAATTTCTCTTAGATGTCTAGCTATATACTCTTTAGTAGTATCTGATAGGAATGCTTTTGTTCTCTGACCTGGATAATTACCCTTCACACCAAAGTCTTGCTCTAGTGCAAATGCTCTTACCTCATCAGGATTATTGTAAAAATTGTCTATAGTAAGTAAACTGTATGCCATTTAGTATATTGTTTTTAGTCTTTCTTCAAAAGATGGGGGAAACAACCCTTTTTTATTTATCAAGCTTCTAAAGCAAGCATCTAAAATATAGGTTACTGCCCAATCATCTTTGGATCTGATACTACGACCAGCTCCTTGTTGTACTGCAATGCCTGTTTTCCAATCATACCAGTCTGGAAATGCAGACATTTTAGCTTTTACTAGTGGGTCATTCAACGATGGATATGGTACTTTAAAGAAAATCTGAAATCTAGATTTGTCATCTTTTAAGTCTAAACCTTCCAACAGAGAGGGACCTACAAGTATTTTACCATCTAATTCATTAAAGTTTCTAATTGCGGCCTGTCTTTCTTTCGCTACATCATAGGTAATAAAACTGAACTTATGTTTAGAATGTTGATTGATGTAGTTCATGAAATCATAGGAACCGGCGTGAATAATTCCACTTTGCCCTTTATGTTTCTCCAAGATCTTGTCAAGTGTCTTTACTACCTTGGGGAGATTTTGTTCGCGTTCTCTAAAAGACAGTTTGTGCCTATTGATGAAAACCACGGGAGATTTTTCGTAGGAAAAATTGTTATTCATTCTGATAACTTTCGCATTACCCATTTTAGTATGTCTCGCATAAGATCTAATATCACCTAGTGTTGCTGACATAAAGACTTTAAAACCACTCTTCTTCTGTAAGAATTTATCAATCATCATTGCTTCTTCTAAACATAAGAATTGAGTTTCGTTCTCTTTTCGATTAATAACGATTGCATCAGTGCCGAGTTCTTTAATTATGTCATGATAGTCATCAAACTTGCACCAAATGTCTTTTAGTCTGTCCATTCGTCCAAAAAAAGTCTGCCATTCTCTAGGAACTTCACCATGTTTAAATCTCATCTTACTTTGGAGTAGGGCCGCTGACTGGACTCGGCGATAAATGACCGCAATACCTCTGAACTCTCCAATGTGCCTCATTAACTCCTGGTGATCGTCTTCCCGCATTAAGCGGTCGACAATATCAGCTATTCTGTTCTCAGATACCCAGGCAGCGTTGATTGCATGTTTCTGTACGAATTTGTTTACCTCTCTAAATATCTTAGGTGTACTGGTCTCTAATCTAGGTGAGAAGTGTGACTGTACTATATTGTCTACCTTATGTGCTTCATCAAAGAATACAAAGTCTCTCTGTGTAAAAGGTACTTCCCTACCCTGATCTATCATCTTGTCTTCTACATAATTCCTTTGTATTAGATAATATGAATAGTTGAAGAGAGCTACAGGTAGCTCCTTCGCGCGCTTTCTGGCTTGTAGATACCCACAAGTGTTCCAGCATGATAATTTCTCTGCAGCTTCATATCCAATACCTTTCATCTTACAGTCTGCTAGAGAGAATGTGAGACCATTTACATTACATTCATAGTTGTCTACTCCTCTGATACTGGGCCAATCCAGTTTTAGTCTTCTAAAGTCTTCTTCATACTGATCTTGTAGCATTAGGTCGGATGTAACCAGATAACCCTGCTTACCGAGTTCTTTTAGAATGTGCGCGCACCACATAGCAATTAGTGATTTACCACTTCCAGTTGGAGCATCTAGGATAACCGTGCCCTCTGGATCTTGAAGATAGTGATTACAGATAGCCTCAACGACTTCTCTCTGTCCTTCTCTGAATGAGAAACCTTCACCAAATTTATTTGCTTTTAGTGAGTCATCAATTATTTGACTTACTCCGCGTTCCAAGATATTACCTCATTTACTTCAATACCTGCCTTTTCTAACAGTGCAATACCAGACATATCTCGATAGTCTTCTGAGAAGAATACTCTTTTAATACCTGCTTGAATAATTAATTTTGCGCAGTCGAAACATGGGCATGTAGTTACATACATATCTGCGCCTTCTGATGAGAGTGTAGACCTACTTACTTTTGCTAGAGCATTAGACTCTGCATGTAATACTTCTCTTTTAGTTACTTCTTTTGAACAACAAGTGTCCTCGCATTCATAGCCTTTTTCTTCTAGTATTTTTCTATGATTTTCATTCTCTATCTCTCTAGTCTGTATCTCTTCACAGTTGTTTTCAAAGCCATGTGGCGTACCGTTATACCCAGTTGCAATTACCTGTGTATCTTTCACGATAATACAACCAACGCGCCTACGTTTAGCGTACGAGAGCTTGGCTACTTGATAAGCCATCTGCATGTAAATTAGGTCTACGGGAATTCTTGGCATACTAAAAAAGTCTATGTTTACAATAATTATACATAGACTTTCTTAAAAGTTTCTAAAATGTGTGCCTGCTTAGTATTCAAATGGAGGTGCTTCGCCATCCTGTTCCATACCATACCAAGTACCTTTATTCTGCCAGTAATACCACCCGTATTTGTCATCAATAACTACCTCAAATTTACCCTTCGGTATTTCTACTGATTTCTTAGGTGCTCTTGCAATGAATTTAAGTACTGGTACGCCGTCGTCCCAGGTTTTCTTAGTCGATCTAGCATCTACATTGATGCCGCCATCTGAAAATGCCATGTGATATTCAGCACCGTCAATCTCGTTTGCTAATAACATGGTAGGAGTTGCATCTGACTCATTTAATACTGATTCAGACATTTCTCTCTTATATACGTCTTGTAATTCTTTGAATTCGTCTTTTAGTTTACGACCTATAGTCTTCTTAATACCCCAATAGTCACCGAAAATAAGTGGAGCTACTGCACCCATACCAGCCTTTTGAACTTGATTTGCATATTTTCTAGCATATACAGATCTGTCAAACCAGTCTAATGCAGCTTGCGCCATCTCCTTAGAGATCTTTTGACCTTCAATAGAAGTAGTGTTGCCTTTGACAACGTCTTTAAATAATCTTTTAGCAGGAGCCTGTCTAGCCTCTTTTAATTCGTTTATCGACTTGATGTATTTCATAGTTCTATTACTCTTTTGCTGCTCCGTACACTTCTTTAAGCTCATCCATTTTCTTAACATAAGCTTCTTTCATCTCGTTACAGTGTGCTTCGTACATTTCTTGAGTTAATTCAGTCTCTTTAACTTCACCATAACCCTCTTCCATTGCTTGTGCAGCAAGAGTAGCAACTAGAGCTGCATTCTCTTTCATATACATTTCTAATGTGTGGTCTTGGTAATCGTCTTTTTCGTAAGCCATTGCAGCTTCCTTAACTTTAGCATAAGATTCTTTTAACATTTCCTCTACAGATGGAGCTTCTACTGCTGGTGCTTCTCCTTCTGATTCTGGAGCTTCTTCACCACCTTCTTCAGGAGCTTCTTCAGACTCTTCTTCATCAGATTCTTCATCGTCATCTTCTTCATCATCATCGTCTTCATCATCGTCATCATCTTCATCAGAATCATCATCATCGTCGTCATCATCCTCTTCGTCTTCTATTTCGTCGTCATCCTCATCTTCGTCGTCGTCTTCAACTGGAGCTGTAACGATTACATCGTCTTCACACTCTATACAGTTACCGTCTTCGTCTTTTCCACAAGGACACTCTTCGTTTTCTACTTCTTCTGTAGTATCTACGTTATCTTGTTCAGCTTTAAGTTGAACTTGATATTCTTCAAATGATAGTATTTTTTTAGCCATTTTTACTAGTTTTGTTTTAATAATATATTATTATATATCTTAGTTCTTTCCTACATTTACGGCGTTATGCCACAGTATACCATCAGCTAAATAAACATCAGCGCTTTCTACATCAATTTTATATGCTGTAATGTTTTCATTGACGTCTTCTAGAGATGTTACCTCTACCCATGCTCCGTTTACATATAAGGAGTCTCCGACAACAACATCTTTAACTTCTTTGAAAGAAATATCATTACCAGAACCTTTTATTAAAACAGGGTGTTCATTTGTAACTTTAGTCAAACCATTGTTAATGTTGACATACTTGTCCCATGAGGAACTAACTATAGATTTAACCTCGGCTGTTGTTTCAGTCGCAGACCATTGATTTATCTGTGAAGAGTATGTTTGCCATGGTTGTTGATTCTCATCTTCACCTAATCCTTGAATTGTGTAAGATTTAAGTACATCTCCAACTTGTAGCTCTTCAACTAATTTTGTAGAACCGTTAGCTAAATTCATTACTGTACCCGTGACGTGACAGCTAGCTGCATCCAGAGTTACATAACCAGAGGATGTTACGGAACTAGAATCTAGGGTATATGGTCCGGAACCACCACCATCAAATGTTAC